TTGGTGTTGGCGATTGGAATGAGGTTCGGGTTTGCCAGCAGTGAGTCGGCTAGGTCTGCTTCAACTTCCTTGCGTGAAGAGCCAATTCTGTACTCATTTGCGGATATGAGGCCGCTCTGGAACTCCTGGAGCAAATACCTGTCTCTCTCCTGCTTGTAGAGCATGAGGATTGGCACCTCTGAAGTGTCAAAATCTACGTAATATTTATCATCAAGCTCATCAAGTGCCCGAGCGATTGGCTCAAGGTGTGGAAGCATCGTCTCCATCCAGAACACTCGGATTTCCTCTCCAGCATTGCTGAATGTTCGGCCAGCAGCATTGCCGATGACCGACTCTGGAACACCAAACGCAGAAAGGATTTCCTCTTTTGTCACCTGACGCATCTGAATGTAGGCAGCGTCTCGTGGGGATGCCGAGGTATCGACGTAATCAACCCCGTCATCTGCGGCTATGACCGTCGTATGGCCAGTCTTTGCGAGGTTCCCACGGAATCTCGAGCGCAGCTCCTCCTTGTCGTCTTCGTCTATTTCTCCACGAACAACAAGAATTCCGCCAGGTCTGCCGTCATTCAGCAGGTAGTTACGGTTGTAGAGCTTTGCCAGGTTTTCGATTTCAATAGCAACGCCAGATGCTTCCAGCGGTGTCAGTGAGAGATATGGGTCGAGGGGGTGAGGCCTACGAACCCAGCAGACATCCTCTGGCTTTAAGAACTTCTTTTCCCCATAGGGCATCATGACTTCATAGCCGGACACAAAATTCTTTGGGTCTGGAATCGGTGCCGTCGACTGTGGCGGCAGGAGATTAAGAGCGATTATTCCGCCATCTCGGCCACGAATCTTCTCAATAAAAGCACCCCTTGTTCCGAGAAGGAGTTGTGCTGAAAGTCGATATCTAAAAATAAACGAGTTTTCCCCAATATTTGCCCTGTTATTGAGGATTTCAAGCAAATTAGAACGCTTTGCCTCTCTGCCCGTGACAATTTCACCCATATTTGAGTTGTCTTTGCGAAGAATCATCGGCAATCTAGCCTGGTTGCCGGAAATTGCATCAATACACCTGTTAACCCAGGTGATTTTGGACATCCCCTCGCGGTATGCGCGCTCTATGTCCCATGAATCTCTATAGGATTTTCCTATAAAAGAAGGGTTATTAGATATTGGCAGCCCATAGCCAAGCTGCTTTCCCTGCTGAGAATTAAGGGATTTGTTCTCTCTTGAGTTCCACGCCATGGTTTATCTACTCAGCGCCCAGCAAAAATCCGAAAATGCCACATGAAACACCAGCAACAATCCATCCAGCAGGAAAATAAATCATTCCAGCTCCGATACTAGTCAATATTATAAAGCAAAGCATGAATACATTGGCGAACGTACCCCGATTGAGTGCCAATCTTGCCCTCATCCTCGCCATTCGAAGTCTTGACCTGATGCTTGCTGCTGAAAGTCTAAAGCGTTTCTTAATATTTGTCTTGGGCTTGGGCATATAACATACAGTAGCGCACAAATTTGCTCGTCGTGGCGGAACAAGCGCAGGAAGAATTGATTATGGCTCAAAAACCCAACTGGGAAGAAGTTCTCGAATACTTAACGCCAAAAGAGACCCCATTCTGCCCTGAAGAGCCATCCATTAACCAGAAAGTGTTCCTCAGGACCAATGCCATAGAGGCCCTGTTTGGTGGGGCCGCTGGTGGTGGCAAGTCTTCGGCTCTACTAATGGCTGCACTGCAATATGTTGATGTTCCTGGATATTCAGCAATCCTTTTCCGTCGTACATTTGCTGACTTGTCACTTCCTGGCGCTTTGATGGACCGCTTCAAATCCTGGATGTCCAATTACGACGACATCCATTGGAATAGCAACACATTTATTGCCACCTTTCCATCGGGGGCGAGAATATCTTTCGGGTACTTAAATAATCAAAACGACTATTTGCGATACAAGGGTTCGGAATTCCAGTTCATCGGGATGGACGAAGTTACCGAAATTCGTGAATCGGACTACAGATACATGTTCTCCCGTCTTCGTCGTCCTGCAAATGGTCCCGTATCTCAGATTCCGCTACGGATGAGGTGCGCATCTAACCCTGCGCCAAACTGGGTTAGGCAGCGCTTTATTGTTGAGGGCCGCAAAGAGGGAAGAATTTTCGTTCCCTCGAGACTTACGGATAACCCGGGTATCGATGCTGATTCATATCGACAGTCACTGGCTGCTCTTGACCCTGTTGAGCGTCGCAGACTTGAAGAGGGTGACTGGTGGTCGACCACCCTTGGTTCCCTGTTTGATAGGACTTCTTTTGTCCTCATTGATGGTAATGAAATACCAGAAATAACTAGCTCTGCGAGAGTTGTTCGATACTGGGACTTGGCTGCAACGGAGCCGTCTTCCTCAAACCCCGACCCCGACTGGACAGTTGGAACACTGATGATGTTTGACGGTGGAATAGCCTACGTTCTCGATGTGAGACGAGCCAGGGTTCGTGGAGAAAAGGTCGAGGAGCTTATTTCCCAAACGGCACAGGAGGATGGGCATGGTGTCCCCATTCGCATGGAGCAAGAACCTGGCTCCTCTGGAAAAGCCCTAGTAGACCAGTTCGCTAGATACGTAGTTCCGGGTTATGACTTTGGAGCCATGCGACCAACCGGAGATAAGGTGACGAGAGCAAGACCGTTCGCCGCTGCAGTAGCAAACGGCAACGTGAGGCTCGTTAGGGGTCCATGGTTGACCAGCTGGCTTGATGAATTTTCATCTTTCCCCGAAGCCACTAACCACGATGACCAGGTTGACTCTGCCGTTGGGGCATTTACCTACCTAACTGGCCTGGGGTTGCCCCAGAGAAAAAGAGTTCATATACTCCTCTGAGCCAACTACTGCAAAGAGGATTACCAGTGTCATTAGAAAAAATATCCGAATTAAGAGAGTTAATTTCAAATCTTGATTCTGAAATCAATGATTATGTTGCTTCAGAGCCATCCGTTGAAGAGGCTGGAGCAACGCTAGTTGAACTAAACATCCTGAAAAGGGACTTGTCATACATGTATGACCGCCTATCCAGTGCTGTCGCCAAAATCATGGGCAATACGCAAAACATTTCTCTTCCTGATGGCTCCACAATCGAAAAGAAGTCTTCATACGACAGAAAGGGCTGGGACCACAAGGCTCTAGCCTCCGTTGTCGCCCAGAAGGTCGTGCAGATGTCCGTTGATATGGATACTGGCGAAGTGGTCAAGTCGCCGCAGGAAATCGCCGCCGACATGCTCACCTACTGTGCCCCTTCGTACTGGAGAATCAAGGAGCTGAATAAAATCGGCATTAATGCAGACAACTATTCCGAAGTCGGTGAACTCCGGACTAGCATCATCGTTCGTAAGCCCAAGGAATTCTGAGGTATTAAATAATGGATAATTCATCCGAACTCTACAATCATCTTGCTGAGCCGTTCCCGCAGGAAATGGAGCGCGTCATTGTTAAAAGTGGCGTTGAGCTCATATACCTTCCGGTTAGCGAAGTAATCAACAGACTCAATCGAGTACTTGGAGTTGATAACTGGTCATTTGAAATCATCTCTGTCGAGAGAGACGCCATTGACCAGGATGAAATCATCGCCCACGTGAGCCTTACGGCCAACATCTCCGGCAAGACAGTCGTTAAGCATGGTTTTGGCGGCATCAGCGTTAAGCGCTCAAAGAAGGACCAGAAGCCGGTAGACCTTGGCAATGACTTCAAGGGTGCTGTATCTGATGCTCTGAAAAAAGCAGCACAGAATCTTGGAATTGGTTTGTACCTCGCTCGCTCAGCCGAGGCGCTTGACATCGAGGAAGCAATGCAGGCCAGCGATGCGCCATCCCAGAATCAGCCACCGGTTTCCCCAGAGATTGAATCGCGTTGGGAGAATTTCATCTCTGTCACCAAGGCACTTACGCCCGAACAGAAGCATGAATTAAATACTTTTTGGGAGGTTCATTCATCTGGTCGTCCCAAGCCAACAAAGTCAACAGCCACCATTGAAGACATTGATGCACTCGTAGTGAAGGCAATGTCTCTTGCTTTTGGGGCAACATTGGTAGAAGAGGATGAGTGAGCCAATTCTGGTAGCACCAGACAGGTTGTCTCCATCTTCGATATCAACTTTCCGTCAGTGTCCCCTAAAGTTTAAATACAGCAAAATCGATGGCCTACCCGATGCGCCGACAGAGGCGACTGTTCTCGGTAACTTTGTTCATGAAGTTCTTGAAACAATGTATGAACTTCCCCCTGAGCAGAGAACACAGGAGACTGCAAAAGCCTTAGCCCGTCAGCTCTGGTCGGAGTCGTGGGGTGAGAAGGCAATGAGCCTTATTCACACAGATAAAGAACTCAACTTCTTCAGGTGGACGGCATGGTGGTGCATTGAAAACCTTTGGCGACTGGAGGACCCAATCAATACCTCTCCATGGGCTATTGAGGAGCACGTCGAAGGGGAAGTCGGTGGAATTAAATTGCACGGATTCATAGACCGACTCTTCTACGAGGACGGAGTTGCAAAAATCTCCGACTACAAGACCGGCAAGACGCCAAAACCTAGATACATGGGCGATAAGTTCTTCCAGTTGATTATCTATAGTCAACTTCTAGAAAGTATCGACATCATCCCAGAATCTATGTCGCTTGAGCTCCTGTATCTAAAAGACGGTGTTCGATTTGAAAAAGTTGTTACGGCTGACGATGTCTCCGAGGTCGTAGAGGTAATCCAAGAGGTCCGAGAAGGAATAGATGCTCGCTGCAAGAGTGGCGAGTTTGAACCAAACAAATCAATTCTTTGTAATTGGTGTGGATATAAAAGGATTTGCCCAGCATGGCAATAAGAGGAAAAACAGGACGTAGACCAAACGTCATACCTGCTATGTTCATCGATATGAACGATGATGCTTTCGCGAGGATGGTTGCAGAGGAGGTCAAAAATAAGATTTCCCCTGTCCACAAGCAAGAGCTAATGAAGGAAGAGAATTGGGAGCGTTGGCGGGAAGCGCTTATTGCCCTGTCCGAAAATTTGCAGCGCCAGATAGAGAATATCGAGGCAGATGCAGCATCGGATGAGCGCAGATATGCTTCCCTCGGAAAGACGGGTACACGCCTAGCCCGTGAATCAAACAGCTATTACGACACAAAGGCGACACGTGTTCGTAGATTCAAGTTCCACGTGGATAAGCGTCTAGACGAAGTTTGTGTCATGATTGACACCGGAAATGTCATCGACTCTGATGGGTGGGACCAGGTTGAGTTTTACCGCAAGGCGATTATTGAACACAGAAACCTGATGCGCCAGTTTGACCTTGAGGACACATCTATCGATAGGGCTCTGTGGGATACTCTAGATAATAAATGGAACTTCGATTCCGTAAATAATGACAATCTTTAGGCGGTTAATGCTGTGGCATTGGAACGAAAAAAACCACTACAGCAAAAAACACCACTAAAAGCAAAAAAGAAGCTTCAGTCCAAAACTGGCCTAAAACAAAAAAAGCCAATAAAG